TAATGAAATCGTTTAAACAAGGATATAAAGCGCAATTAGAAATTTTAAATAATTAATAACCGGCCCCTCCGGGGGCCTTTAAATAATACTATAATGGGAAAATTACCAAAAGCGTTAAAAAATAGAATTGAGGAAGTTAATACCCTTTTATCCGAGGTAGATAAAAAGGATATCCTGGTTTACAGTTATTTCGGCGGCACCTGGCCGGAGGAAATCGACACGGCGAAACCTATAAAAGTGGGCGATCGTTTTGTTTGGGATTATACCAGTTTTACCTCGATCGAGCGATATAATATAAACGACGCGCTCGCAATGGCAGATTTTAAATACAATTTAACCCACGTTAAAAGAGCTTTAAAAAAAGCCCTTTTAGAGGCTTAATAAAATAATAACCGGCCCCTCCGGGGGCCTTTAAAATTTAAAAAATGGAATTATACCATATAATAATCGAAAGTATTTTAATAATCGCCGGGATCCTGGCGGTTATATTAATGGTCCGATCGTTTTACGATCTAAAAGCAAGCCGCCGCGAGCTCCAGGAATTAAAAACCCCTAAAAACCCCAAAAATGTATAAAAATATTATAATGGTAACCAATCCCGCTGGCCAGGTAACGGCCTGGGGATCCTTAACGGACGTATGCCGAGCTTTTAATTTGCCTTACCATAGTTTAAAAGCTAAAAAATACCCGATACTTATAAATAGCCACGCCCTAATTAAAGCCCCTTTTAGGCCGTTTTAGCGCCTTTTATACATTTTTATATAAAAATGTACCAAAGATCCACAAAAGCCCCTTTACGGGGCTTTACTTTTGTTTAGAACTTATACAAAGGGCTTTTATGAATTTATTTAATAAAGCGGTTTTATCTTTGGTTAATCGATCGGCGGGATCCTTATCCGAGTATCCGCCCCTTTTTAATTATCCGGGCGCTTTGTCCACCACAAAAGAGGGTAAAAAAATAAACCATAACAGCGCTTTTAAAATCTCGGCCTTTTGGGGCGGGATTAATACGATCGCGAATAGCCTGGCCCTTTTGCCAAAAAGTATATATAAAGCAACCGACAAAGAACGAACGCGCGCCACCGCCCACCCGGTAGACTATTTAATACACTCCGAGCCGAGCGAATTAATGACGGCGTTTAGTTTTTGGTTTACGATGGCGGTATCGCTCTTAGTCCGTGGTAATGCGTACGCGCTTATTACCCGAAACGCCTCCGGGCGGGTGCTGGATTTTCGATACCTGGACCCCACCCAGGTAAACCCGGTTCTATATGAGGGCGCGCTTTATTATAAATACGGCGACCAGGTACTTAACGCGATGGAGGTAATCCATTTAACAAATTTTACGTTAAACGGAATATATGGCCGTTCGGTCCTGGAGTATGCCGCCGATAGTATGGGGATTTCCCTGGGGTCTATGGAATACGCCGCCAATGCGTACAGCGATCGCGGAGTAAGCTATGGCGTTTTGGAAAGCGACCAGGAGATTAACGATATCGGGCGTAAAAACTTAAATACGATCTTTAATAACGCCATGAATAACGGCGATAAGTATAAACTGGCAATTTTCGACGAGGGCCTAAAATACAAGTCCATTACATTAACACCCTCCGAAAGTAAATTTATCGAGGCCCAGGCCCAGGGAGTCGAGGACGTGGCCCGCTGGTTATCGATCCCGCTCCATAAATTACATACAAAAGGCGAGGGCGGGTATAATTTTCTTGTACAAATGTCCATAGAATATTTGCAAACGGCGGTTATGCCGATCGGTCAAAAAATTAAGGAAGAACTGGAGCGGAAAGTTTTAACGCCCCAGGAACGGAAAGCCGGGTATTACGTACAATTAAATTATAAAAAGCTCCTGGAGGCGGATCCAAAAGCCCGCGCCCAGTATTATAAGGATATGGTTTTTATGGGGGCAATGTCCCGGAATGAAGTCCGCGCCCTGGAGGATTTTAACCCTTTCGAGGGCGGCGATGAATTTTTACAAATGTCCAATTTAATGAACCCCGCGCAAATCGATAACACTTTAAAAAATGAATAAAAAAATAACACGCGCCGCCCAGGTAACCCCTGGATCGGTAGATATTGAAAGCCGGACCGCCGAGTTTATTATCTCGTCCGAGTCGGTCGATAGTTATAATACGGTATTTCTGGCGGATCGCTGGGATTTTACCAGGTATACAAATAACCCCGTCGTAAGTTATAACCACAATACCAGCGGCGGAGATCCGGATTTTATAATCGGGACCAGCGAGATCTCCAGGGATGGCGGTAATATCCTGGCAAAAGTAACTTTTGAGCCAGCGGACGAGAACCCGCTCGCGGAGAAAATACTCCGAAAGGTATCGCGCGGCACATTGCGCGGGGCCTCGGTAGGCGTAACGGTAAGCGGTGGCGAATGGGGCGACCCCGATAAAGGACAAGATCCGGAGGTATTATATTTTTCCGGCCAGGAGCTCCTAGAGTGGTCCGTTGTAAATATCCCGTCAAATCCCGACGCGCTTTTAAGAAACGCGGAGGCGATTAATGAGATCCGCGCGGAAATTACGCCGGATCCAGTAAAAAAAGAATTAAAAAGAGCGAGCCGTTTCGGTGCTCAAATTACTATTAATAAAAACAAGTTTTAAAATGAAAAAATTAATTGAATTACAGCAAGAGCGGCAAGCCGAAATAACTGCCCAGGAGGTCCTTTTTGCAAACGTAGAAAAAGAAACGCGGGCGTTTACTGACGAGGAAACAAAAACCTTTGACGGCCACCAGGTAAAAATCGACGCTTTGAGCTCGGAGATAGTTCGCGCTGAAAAAATGGAAGCTAATCGCAAGATCGCAGTTTCTCGGCAAGCGGCTCCAGTAGCGGATCCAACGCTTAACGACGGCGAAAAAAACGAGGCGGCAAAAATAGCTAAACGTTTTTCTATAACCCGCGCCCTTTCGTTGGCAAAAGGCGGCAAAAGCCTGGACGGTATCGAGGCCGAGATCTCGGCGATCGCCCTGGCAGAAAATGAGCGCGCCGGAGTAAAAACCGACGAGAACGCGAGCGTACATATTCCGAGTTTTATCGCTAGGGCTGACGCCCAAACGGTAACCGAGGATACGGCTGGTTATGGAGGTGCGACAGTTGTATCCCAGGCGCCGATCGCACAAAGCGGATTTACTCCGAAATTATTTTTACAGGAATTAGGGGCGACCCGTTTAGCTGGTTTAACCGGTGGCGATATCCCGCTCCCAGTTTTTAACGATTACGATTATACTTGGTTATCTGAAACCGCGGCCATTACTAGCCAAAAGAAAGCGATTGCTGGCCCAACATTAAGCCCGAACCGTTTAGGCGCCGCGGTGCCTATCTCTAATCGTTGGTTAATGCAGTCTAGCGTCGGCGATGCTATGATTATGGCTAAAATCGGCAAAGGATACGATAACGCTTTACAGTCGGCCGCTATTAATGGCGCCGGAACCGGTAACACTCCCGAGGGGATCCTTAACAACGCGGGGACGTTAGTATCCGCGATTTTAACGGCCGCCGGCGATGCTACTTGGTCGATGATGGTCGAGCTCCAGGGATTGATCGAGGCCGCCAATGCCTCCGGGTCTAGTTTGGCCTATTTAATGGATCCGGGACTAAAAGCCGCTTTAAAAACGATAACAAAAGACGCCGGAAGCGGTCGCTTTTTAATGGAGGGGAATATGGTCGACGGAATAAATGCGTTTTCGACGAGCTTGGTACCGGAATTAACTGGCCAAAAGGCCCTAATATACGGGGATTTCTCCCAGTTATTTATCGGAGAATGGGGAGCGATCTCTTTGGTCGTGGATCCTTACAGCAGATTAAAAGAGAATAGTATCGAGGTCGTGGTTAATGCCCACGCCGACGTAGCTATCGCCCAGCCGACAGCGTTCGCGGTTAATAAATTTATAAACGGTTAAAAAATAGTGTGTTTATTAATTGGTTAATATGATAAGGGCCCGCCGCGAGGGCGGGCTTTTTTCTTATCCTTTAAAAATTAAACCAATGGCGGAGAAAATACCAAAGCCACGTAAAAAAGCGGCTCCTAAAAATATCAATGTTACAATGTTAAAACCGGTGGCCGGCGAGTTTTTACTCCCTTTTAATATCGGGCAAAAAGTAAGTTTACCCGCGTCCCAGGCCGACGAAATGATCGCCCGGGGTTACGCTGAAAAATCAAAATAAAATTATGGGGTATTATATAGACAAAGGGACTTTTTTACCCGCGGCCCAGCCGGTTAGTTTTGACCTGGCGAAAGCAAATAGTAATATCGAAACCGCCGAGGCGGATCCCTTGCTTAAATTAAAGCTCGACGCGGCCCATATAGAGGCGGAGAATTACCTGGGGCGCTTAATTATCCAGCGTAATATCGTCCTGGGCTTTGATGCCTGGAGCGAAATAAACGAGCTCCCGATCGGGCCCTTAACCATTTCGGGGATATCATATAAAGATACGGCCGGGGATACGGTCGTCCTGGATCCAGGAAATTATAAAATAAATAACACCGTAAACGATATGGTCCAGGAGGTAATTTTTACCCTGGACGATCTCCCGGAGCTTTACGATGCCCGTTATCCGATTACGATAACCGGGATCGCTGGGTTAAAAGAAACCCCGGCCCCTATAAAGGAGGGTATCCTTTTAATATTTTCCGCGAATGAGTTATATCGGGAAGATATGCCGTTAAAAATGAACCGATCGAGCCGCGCG